AATGAAAATAATGCTGCTGCAGGTGTAAATTTAGAGCTTATTCCGGCGGATGTAATTCAGGATAAAGTTTTAGTATTCAATATAGAACACGTTGAAAATCGAGTTGTCTCGGCAATTGTGCGTAATTACAATACTCTATGTGCTGTATATCAATTCAAATCAAATGATGATAGCACGCGCCAATATGAGATAATCAATAATATGGAATTACAACAAGGCATTGAAGTAGATGATGAATCCCGTGATAAGGTTTTTAGCTCTTTTCTAGAACTAGGTCGGGATATGATTATTGCGCTAGATATTAATGAATTTAATAAGCAATTACAGGGATATGGTGTGAATTTATTCTTACCTGATAGTATTCGTAGTTTTGGTAATACTAAGCAAACTGATGCTGATGCATCTAAGACTATTAATGTTTGGGAACTTAGTATTAATCAATTAAATGATATTGTGCAAAATCGTCCCAAGGACTTTCAAGGGTATATCATTTATGGTCAAGATGGTTCACGGACTAAGATAATGAATATCAAGTACAAAGAACTAAAGACTCTTAAGGGTAATAAGCCCATTGTAATTGAACAATGGAATACGAAGAACTTGTTTTATCTTTACTGGCGATTGATGAAGTTACAATTGATTCCCCAGTTCATAGCTGAATTTGATATGACAGGAGGATGGAGTTATAATCAACTATTCTATTGGTTTGCTTCATTAGCACAAGGATACGCTGTTAATCTATTTCGTGTCTATCATAGCTCATTCGTTAAGAAGAGTATGGATAAATACAACATTCCGTATTCAATGAAACCTATGTGTGGCGACCTGCACAATATGTACAAGGCTAATAAGATTCCTATTTCGCAAACAATGGTAGAACAGTATGTATTTAGTCAAAGTGGTGGTAAAATGTTTTGGAGGCTGTTTTCTGGTAAGTAATCGCACTCATAATTGAGTTATGTTTAATATTGATTGATTTTTTATTATTTTTTTTTTACTAAATTTCTAAAATCTAATAAGTATATAGTAAATATAATGAATAAATCTGAAGTTATAAATGAAAGATGTGGCTCGCTCATTTTAGATGATATAGATACCAGTCCAAGTATAAATTCAGCCGAAATAAATATAGACGTAATTAATAATTCCTTACAAACAATAATACAGCAATCCCTTCTAGAGACACCTATTCTAGAAGCACCGGTAGTAGAGACTATAACCACAGCAGTAGAAACTATTCTAGAGACACCTATTTCAGAACCACCTATTCTAGAAGCACCGGTAGTAGAGACTATAACCACAGCAATAGAATCAGTTTTAGAAGCAAATAATGAAATTGATGAAATTAAAAAACAATTAGAAATATCGCGTGTATCGAAAAGTGATTCGTCCAGTAATCAAGAGACATTAGGTGATAGTGTTATTGAATCAATAAGCAATTCAGTAATTAGCAATTCAGTAATTAGCAACTCATTACCTATAAAAAATTTGACAAATTTGCCAAATTTAGAAAATAATATTGCAAATATAATAGAATCGTGCTTAACAGATAACGATAATACAATGGAAAATACAGATTATACGAATAAAGTAATAACTGAAACAAATCTAAATTATGAGAATCGAGTTAATATGGAAAATAACGAAGTTGAAAGATTTAAAATACCAGAACTAGAGATAGTAGAATTAGATAAAATAATACAAGATGATTTGATACATAAATCTACTGTTACATTTTCAAGTACAGATTTACAAGATATAATAAGTTTTGGAAGTATTAATGCAAATAATAATCTAGGAAATAATAGTTCGTTAAATACAAATTCCGAATTTAGTTATACTAAAAAAATTAAAGATACAAAGCAACCAAATTTAGCCTCCAAACCATTATATAGGGATATAAGATTAAGCAATCCTATTGGTAATGGCGGTAATGGTAATAGTAATAATAATAACCACAAAAAAAAGCAAAAGAAACAAGTTGAATTAGATGAAGTCGATTATCTTTATAATAAATTGCAAGATTATTCACGATATCTCACTATTAATATTACTAACTATATGATGATTATTACTAAAGCAATGGAAATAATAGAAAATTATGAAGATTTCACACCATCGCATGGATATGGTAAAAAAGATATAGTCATTAAGGCAATTAATCGCATAGTTATGATAGATCTCGAACTAGGTGAATCTGATAAAAGAGTTTTTCTTAGCACATTATCCAATTTTATTGAGCTTATTATAATGTGTTCAAAACGCCATCTAAAAGATTCTAATAGAACAACTAAAGATAATTTTAATATCAAGAATGATAAAATTGAAGATATGGTATTAGCATCATGTGGTCAAATAGTATTTTCCCTAATAGATAAACTTACAACTATAATTCTCAAAAACCAATATAATGCTGAAAAAATAACTCATAATATACCTACTATTACTGAAATTTTAATGTTAATGTCCGACAAATATGATTATCTAACTGGATTTGAAAAGAAAAATATAGTTCTGCAAGCGATTAATGTATTTATTAAGGATAAATTGGAGCATATTATAGATTTAGAACAAGATAAGAAAAAGGAAATTATAGAAATATTACAATGTGTACCTAACACGATAGATCTTTTTATAGCATTACAAAAACAAAAATACAAAATTAATAAAAAACGTATTATTAAAGTAAAAAAATCTGGATGCCTAGCAGGTATATTCGCTACTAAGAAATCTTATGAAGATGATTGAAGGCAATTTATAAATAAATAAAATAAGATATATTAGAAAAAAGATATATCATAAGATACAATATAGATGCCTATCGAAAAAAATCTTTATTCACCAAATAAACCAGGTAAGCTGCCTAGAACTAAAACAGGATTCAAAAATTCCAAGATTGCTAGAAAGACTTTGAAGAATATTCATAAAATGGATAAAACATATCAAAAACAAGTTGTAATAACAATGTACAACCGGGCAAAATATCATCCACATCAAACAAAAACCATGCTAGAAGCAATGGAAATTTATTCACAATGGATGAAGAAAAATGGTATTACACAAAAATAAGTCATTTACCTGTTTTGCTATTTTCCATCTCTGATAGTACTTGACTGATTAAATCATCTGGGTCTATCTCTATTTTTTCTACAAATCCTAATGTATCCTTAACTTTTTCAGATTTTTTAATATTTTGTTCATTGTCTAGAGGCGGTGGCGGCTCTTTATAACCCGGTCGATATCTAGCAAAACGCTTTTTATCTTCATCATTCATTCTGCAACAATATATATTACTAGCAATATATTACTAGCAATATATTACAAAAAAATACTTTATATGACTTAATTTATTTGCTACTAATGCCAAAACAAATTCAATAAGGATACTTGGATTCACGTTCACTTCTGAGTTCCTTGCACCATGACTTCTTTGCACGCCTCATCATATCCGAATGGCGCGGTGTTTTTATAATGGGTAAATCCTTAAATAAAAACATTTCATTTTTTATTTTTATTTTTTATTTTTATTTTTTTTATTTCCCGGTAGTTTAGGAATATCCCTTAAACGGTTATTGGTGTTTTAACGCCATAAATTAGGGATGCAATAAAGGTGGAAAACTTTAGTTTTTCACCGCTATCCGCATAACCGTTTTGGATTTTTTTAAAAATTCAAAACCGGTTAAAGGATAGATTACTTATAAAACTAGCAGTGCTAGCTATACTATGTTTTTGTAATAATTGAATCAATTTTGCAATACGTTGTGTATCATCAAATCCAGCTGCGGGTGGCGTTTTCAGTTGATTCATCATATCGATTCTTAATAATTTATCTAGATATTCATTAGGAACTATGTGCGCACGAACTAATTCTGCTGCAATTTTAGCAGTATGTGTATTTCTTATTTCAATTAGTACAGAAGATTTAAATGTTGCAGGTGTCGTGTGATTATAATTGCCAGACATATTACAATTGATTATTTTTAAATCCTTTTCGGTTAAATAATATCTAGTGGTTGGTATTGATTGCTATTGGTTTGTAAAGGTAAATCTAGAACTGTTAAATTCTTTTTATTTATTAAGTATTTTTAATTAAGTATTTTTAATTAAGTAATTTTATATTGTGTTGCTAGATATAAAGAAAATCAATTTTATTTGTAGATATGGATATGAATATGAATATGAATATCAACAACAACATAGATTCTGCAGAAGCTGAAATCGACCAAATAATCAATAACTCATTAGTTGAACCTCCGAATCTACCAGAAGTAGATACGATAGATACTAATATGGCATCAAATAATGAAATATTAGGAACAGCTGAGGCTACAATGGAAGGTACTACTACACCGGAAGAAGATGAAGCTAGAATTGAAGTATTTAATACGGCTTTGCATCAATATTTGCGAATAAATGAAGAAATTAAATCACTTATGCTAGCAGTCAAAGAACGTAATGATATTAAACGCAAACTAGGAGATACATTAAGTAATTATTTAAAAGCAAAACAGATAAAAAAAGTTAATCTAGATGGCAGTTATAAAGGCAAACGGCTAGAGGTTGAGGTTAAAACAACTAATACTGGTTTTAATAAAACATCAGTCACTGAAGCTTTGCTAAGTGAATTACAAGATGAAACCGAACTTTTTGATAAGATTATGCGTGCCATTTCAAAGACTAGCGTTCTTAAAGAAGTATGGAAACTTAAAGTGACCGAAGAAAAAGCTGCTAGAACTGGTGCGACTAGCGGATCTAAGAAAAGTAAAGGTCGTAGACTTGGAACTAGTATGGCTGATGCGGCGGCACTTATTGAAGATGATAACTAAATGTCGTAGATTTTGTAATTAGAAAATTTTAGGAAAAAAACAACATTTCTAAAAAAAATTGAATATTTACATTTCAATAACAATAAATATTTTCCTTTGTCATCTTCGTCATCATCATCAGCATGGCGTCTGCAAAAGAGGCTTCTAAAACGGCATCCGAACTAATTGAAACTATTATCAAGGGTAAGTTGCGCCCCGAGGCAGAGAATTTACTAAACGAAAATATGCCTGGGTTCAAGGAACGTATCGCTGAAAACCCAGCTGAATCCCGCGTCACATCTGCGCTGGGAGGTATTTATCACCAAATCCAAGAGCGTATGCACAATTGCAATGTAGCAAAACAGCTAGGATTACCAGGTGTGATGGACTACGCGGTTGCAGCTCTGGGCTTTAACTACTATAATTGTGAGTGCGGCCATTTTGTGGGTAGGTACCCTCACACCGGAGATGCACATAGCGGCATTCGCTCATTGAGAGGAAGTAAAGATATGTTTTTGAAAGAAGCTATTAACGTTACAACTGCCCTGGCAAAACAATGTGATTGCGCCAAGGGTACTCCCGGCGCAGAAAATGCAGCCAAATGGCAGCAATTACTAGAGGAGCTGAAAGGGGATCCAAGAGAAAGAATGCGCGAATTACGTCGTGCGATGAATGCTGCCCGCAGTCGCAAATAGGCATTTATCTTAGTAGTTGTGTTTTCGGTCGCTATCCACATAACCAAGACCTAATGATTTGCTTTAATCCTGATGGCCTAATAACTATGCGTGTTTATTTTTTACCTAAATTTTTCCGATTCTTTTTATTATTTTTTATTATTTTTTTATTATTTTTTTGACTTTTTAATTTATAGAATAAATATATCCAATATAAAAGGCTTCATATATAGATGTTATAACTAGGTTTCTAGGTTTCTAATTAAAAACAAAGTAAATGGCTGATTCAGTATTATCTGATAATAGTGTTCGTGGTTTTCTAGGAGAAACTAAATTAGTTGTAGCAGAATACGTGTTTATCGATGGAATTGGTACCACGCGGTCTAAGACCCGCATTATCCAAGGTAAACTGATTCCTGGTCAAGAGGCTCGTGGTTTAATTTTTAGTATAGATATATGGAATGCGGACGGGTATGTCACTGGTCAAAGTGAGACTGGTAAAAACGAAATTATTCTAATACCACGTGCGCTTTTTAATGATCCATTTAATGAATCTATAAATGGAATTAAATATTGTCTAGTGATGTGTGATGTAATGAATATTGATGGAACTCCACATTCTACTAATTCGCGGGCTGAATTATTTAGAGTTCTAGCACAAGTAGGAGAGCAGAAGATTAAAGACGAAGACCCGTGGTTTGGCATTGAACAAGAATATGTAATTTATGATGCCGCTACTTTATTACCTTATAAATGGCAACCTACTACATATTCTAGCAAGCAAGGACCATTTTATTGTGGCGTTGGTGGAAATGTAGCTTTTGGTCGTGAAATTGCAATGGAACATATGAATAAATGTATTGCAGCAGGAGTTGCAATTTGCGGGATTAATAGTGAAGTTGCACCCTCACAATGGAAATTTCAAATCGGTATTTGTAATCCTATTTCTGTGGCGGATTATTTATGGATGTCGCGGTATATTCTAGCCCGTGTCTCTGAATCATATGGCGCCTATGTTTCTTATGACCCTAAACCTCTGGGGGCAGAATGGAATAGTTCAAGCGTGCATATAAATTTTTCTACCACTGGTATGCGGGCTGAAGGTGGTCTAGCAGTTATTAAGGCCACAATTGAAAAGCTAGCAGGTAGACATAAGGAACATATGGCAGTTTATGGTACAGGAAATGAGCGACGTATTACAGGTATTCATGATACCTGTGATTTAGATAAATTTATTTATGGAGAATGTGACCGCGGTTCTAGTGTTCGAATCCCAGTTAATGTTCTAGCAGAAGGTCGTGGATATTTTGAAGATCGTCGACCTGCAGCAAATGCGGATCCTTATTTAGTGGTTGCAAAGATGCTAGAGACTGTAATTCTTTGATTTACGCTTGATTCAAATAATTAACAACTTTTGCATATCAACTTTTTCATATGTTTAATACCTATTTTTATTTTTTTGACATCAGTTATCTTTTACAGGAAAAAGACTATTCTTGCAAATTCAAATTTTAACATTAATATTTAGGGATTCTTTTTATAAATACAAATGTAAATAAAAAAAAACAAACATATATGCCAAAGAATTTCAAAGTACATATACACAAAGTACATATACACAAAGTACATATACACAAAGAACAGCACAAATATTAGGGTATGTTGCCACAGGGTGCGGCAGTGTGGCGGTGTGGCAGAATGCGCTTACCATCTGCGCTTGAAGTCCTGGTCATCGGCGTCCTACTTCTTCATGGAGTCATTGTCATCGTCCTCCTCCTCCTCCTCCTCCTCCTCCTCCTCTTCTCGCCTGCGCTTCGGCACTGGCTCAGAAGGTTCCAGGGCTGGCGTTAAGCAAGAAGAAGTGCTCGGCGGACACTTAAAAAGCAGAATGGTATGAGAAGTGCTCGGAAGCAGAATGGTATGAGAAGTGCTCGGCGGCGGGAGGCATGGAAAGGTAAACTTCAGACTACCGGGTAGAACGGATTGTGCCTGCGCGAATTGAGACGACCACATCTGGGGAGCAGCAGCCGCACTGGGACTTCCAACTGCAGCGGCAGTGGTAGTAGAACCAGGGTAGGTGCTATCAACTGGCACGGATGGAGAAGACGGCAGATTCGGATGGTTGTGAACACCCATTGTATTGGTCATTGGCAGACCGCCGGGTGGAAAGCGCTGCGCCGGCGCGGATGGAGACGACGGCAGCAGTGAGTGGTTGGGAAAGCCCATCGGATTGTAGGTGCTAGGCAGACCGCCATGTGGAAAAGATAGCACCGGTGCTGAAGGCAATGACAGCTGGGTATGAGCAGCAGTGCCAAATGGAATGGCATTGGCAGTGGCAGCTGCAAGAGCAGCTTCAAGAGTTGCAGTGGCAGTAGCACCAGGGGTGGCAGCACCAGCACCAGCACCAGCACCAGCACCAGCACCAGCACCAGCACCAGCACC